CAGCGGTGACGATGCGATTATTCATTTTCTAGTTCTCCAAAAAAGGCTGCCGCAACGTACGCGCTGTCGGTAAGCGAGTTTGATGAGTTTCTTGTCCGAAGTTCGGCTGTCCCCGTTGTCCACGCGCTTCCGGTACTAATTCCAAACATCGTCGCACCGTCCGCACCACCAACCGCGGAATAGTTTCTGCTTTTAAACGGCACAGCAAAAGTCACAAGACACCGACCGCCTGCTGTATCCGCAACACTTTCCACATTGTAACTACTCAGCAGAGACACGCCGCTCGATTGGTCAACAACGACCCAAGCCTTCGCCTTGCTCATATCGACACCGGCAGGAAGATCAGCCGACAGAGATCGGACCATCTCGTTTACTTGGCGTTGATCCGTTGCAGGAGTGGACGCGAATAAGTTGGCGTTGTTGATTTCACTTACCGCATCACCCCAGAGCAAGCCATGCTCGAACGTGCTGCCACCCGTTGCGATAGTGCGCTCAGTCTCAATCGCAAGCCCGTTAAAGATTTCTTGGCTGTCCGTCTGAGTGACGATGACTTTACCGCTAAGTGGATCAATTTCGGCGTCTAGCACCGCGTCGGTGCTGCCAGACTGGAGAAGCACTTTGGCGTTTGCCGCAAACATCGGGGCTTCGGCTTCGTACATCCTTCTGATTTGAGAAGCCGAAACTGTGGATGCTGACATTCTCACAAGAGAAAGTGTGCTGTCGTCAGCAGGACTTGCATCGTTTGGCGATAAGCCAATGCGAAGAACTGCTGACCCATTATCAAGGTTTCCGGGGTCCGTAGCACTAGTGATAATTTCTCCGCCGCCGTCAATATTCAAAGTCGTAATCGTTGCAGCTGAGTCAAAAGTTCCAACGGCAAAATGCCATTCACCGTCGTCATACGCGGCAACGCTCTCCGGCGATGGAGAACCGCTGCCAGAAAGCTGAAAATTAATTTTACCGTTAGTAAGCATCCGCATTTTTATTTCCGTGCCGCTGTGACTCGTGTCACGACGGTGGATAAATGCTTGATCGGAGTCGTTGCCCGCAGACTTAAACCAAAGAGCAATCGAGAGAGAGCCTGTGCCGAAGTCAAAATCAGCGTCGTAAGCCCGCGACAGATAATTAGATGTGGTAAAGCCGCTGTATCCCTTCAACTCCGCGCCCGACGCGACCACCGCTTCAGTGACAGTTCCATTCTCTGTCAGCGTGTTGGAGTTGCCCGACCGATCAGCAGTGTCACTGTTGGCAAGAGCCGAAAGCACCAGTTGGATCGGACGAAATCCTGTGTTGTATGTCCTTGTGATTTCCGCCGAAAGACCGGACGGTGTAATCAAATTGTCAAGTTGAACAATACTCGCGCCGTTCGTATCCGCGCCGACCACCGAGCCGTTAGGCAAAACGTCAAGCGCATTGTCAGAGCCGAGCCATTTGAGATAGGCACCCACCGTTGCGTTTCTAACTTGGGAGGTGTGCCCAAAGGCCGTGCCCGACTCCTGCTCAATAGGTTGCGATGACGTTAGAATATCGTTCCCGTCGCCACGGTTAAAAAGGACATGGCCCTTCGCAAACCCGACGCCCTCGCAGGTTTGTCCGCTGTCCGGTGTAGTGACTGTTCCGTCCGTTTGAATGAGAGTTATTGTCTTCCCTGCCGCCGAAGGATAACCAGTGGCAAAAGCCGGTAGCCGACCGCCTGTGCGAGGGTCGAATGGCGGTTGCTGGCCGAACCCTACAGCGACCTTTATTACGTTGTTACTCGTTAGTGCTGGTACCGTTGACGCGGTGAGACTTCGCGGGTAACCGTCAGTGCGCTCTGCCCAAGCGCCGCCGTGGGGGTCAACGATGTGCATGCCTTGGTCAGATGTGCCGACAATGAGGTAGCCCATGCTGGCCGCGATGCTGGTTGGCGTTGCACCGCTCAGTGTGAGCGTCGCAAGTGGCGTTGCACTAGCAAGTACGTTTGACGCTAAATCCCAGATATTTACTTGCGCGTCACTTCCAGAAGTCTCGACGGTCGCAAGCATCAGAGAAGTCCAAACGCTGGCCTTGGAAAAATGACCGTTCCACGACACGCCATCAACGGATGGCCCGACGATGCACATATCAACGAAATTCGCGTTGCTTTCAATAATGCCGCTGACAGCGCCTAAGTCTAAGCCTTCGTCGGTTGCGCCCTGACTTGTCATCTGGAAGTTGGTGCCGTCATAGACAACGGTGACGATTGACCCAGACTCAATATCTCCGGCGGCAATGTTCTGGTCGTTCTTTTTCTTGATAGTTTTAACGCCAAGCCCGTTGACGTTCAGCGTGGATGACGTTGTGCTGGCAGCGCCAGACTTGAATGTTATGGCCTGACCCGCAGCGTAGGCTGTAATAGCTGGGCTTAGGGCAATAACGTGGGCGTTCGCGGTGCCCGTGTCCGTCGCCTGGAACGCTGGTGCGTTGCTCTGAAGCTGGTTGACCGTGGCAGCGTCAGTCTTTGCCGTGCCATCTGCTACCGCCGTAAGACGGTTGCTGCCAATGTTCAGATTACCTGTCGCAGCATTGCTACCACTCTTTTCGAGCGTAGAGTTGATGCCACCGGCTAAATCCTGATCGTGGGTGTCGTGCCGCGATGCGAGGATCTTGGTCCCAGCGTCACGATCCTGCGTCCACAAGGTTGCCCCTGTGTGAACCCCGTTGGTCCGGGTGAAAGCTCCAGCGCTCCAAGGCATATTATCTCTCCTATTCTTATTGAGGTGGCCGGGGGCCAATACTCAAGTCTAAAGGCGTTGTCGGCACTGCCGTTTCTGTTCCCGGCAACAANTCTTCTNGCGCNACTGGGTCGTCAATTTCGTCTGCTGCGGTCAACAGTCCAGCGGCGATCAAGTATGCGTTGATTTGGCGTTGTTTCGCAATTCTGCCGCTAATGTCCACTGTCTTTTCCAACAGCGCCGCCATCAACTTTGGATTTCTTATCGCCTCTACTAAAACTTGCTGCGTTTTAGCTTTTGGTAGCTGGATTAAGTTTTTTACAGCCGCCCTTGCGCCTGCTGATGGAGCCTGCAAAGTCCCGCCTACACCAAAGGCTGCTCCTAGCCTTCTGCCTTGACTTGCACCGACTACCCTAGCCAAAAGCTCAAACATGCCGCTTTCGTTAGCCGCTAGGTCTTCACCAATAGTTCCACTGTTGACCGAATTCTCTAACTTCCTCGCCTGCACAATCAGGGCATCGAGTCCTTTATTCTGGTCTGCGGTTAAAATGCCTTGCCTTGTAAGCTCTGATCTTAGCGTCCGTGACGGCCCTAAAGTGTATGAAGAAGCAGGCGCGTCTAGTATTGCGTTAAGGGCGCGAGCCGACAACATTCCCTTGCTAGTTGTCGCAGAATCAAGAATTTGTTGGTAAACAGCATAACGCAGCCCTTCAAATGCTTCTCTGCTCCCACCCTTCCTGCCTCGCACAAGATTCAAATACTTTTGCAGTTCCCTGCCTTTGTCTGGCGACACTAAAATTTGTTTGACGGCCTGGTTGATATCCATTTTTACCGCTCTGGAGGCAAAACTTTTTTGTTGACGGCCTGATCCGGGTCCATATTTCTTAACCTTGTTTAACACTCGTTGAGCAACAGCCGCTGCGGTTGCAGTGTCAGAAAAAACGTCAGTTAGCCCAAGGCTTCTAATGGCTTCCTCGTTTCTTGAAATAAATGTTCTCAAGTTTCTAAGGTTTACATCTCCCGCCATTCCGGCTGTTTCAGATGCCATTTTTCTGAGAAATTCTTTTTGCAACGCTTCCATTTCAACGCCGCCAAGACTTTTTGTGTTAACAGCATTAAATCCTGCGGCCTCTCTAAGCTCTCGAAAGTTTACGTCACCTTTTTCTCTATTGGCACGGGCGGCAGTCAACGTAACTTGTGCCGGTATTTTTGGCACACCCCTACCCGAGGTAGCCAAGGTCTTGCCTACAATTCCTTCTCCAAAAGTAAGATTTTTGTTTTTCGTAAAGCGTATTGCGGCAGTCGCTTCAGAAATGCCCATGTCCGCCAAGTCTTGATCTATCCCTTCAACAACAGTAGAAAGACGCCTTTTTGTGTCAGGGTCTGTTTGCGGATTTCTTTGAAGCGCCCGTGTTCTATTTCTTAATCTAAGCAAATCACCAGAAAGCACAGGGGGAGGTCTTTTGTTCGCAACCTCTTTTCCCGCTGCTTTATCTTTTGTCCATTTATCTAATTTAGCTTGTCGTCTTTTAAGACCCCTGACGGCAGTAGATATAACGCCAAATGGGTTCTCCCCTGGGAGAAACTCGGCTGCGTTTTTTTCGTAAGAAATAACGGTAGAAAGAGGAGCGCTCTCAACATCCCTAGGAACGGTGTTCCACAACTGGTCTTCAGTATCATTAGCGGCTTTTTTTACGTCGTCTAGTATCTGCCTAGCAGATAAATTTAACTCTGTTCTATCAGCAGAAGTTGTTGTCTTGTCAGCAGCCTTCTCAAGCATTTCTTTTGCCTGCGCGGTCCTAGAGTTTAAGACACTATTAAACATGTCTACTCTGGCCTGCGCTGCTTCTTGAATTGCCCGTGGGTCGCCCTCTGCAACGATTGCGTTAAATCTTTGGCGTTGCGCCAACAGCACGGCTTCTAATTTACCTTGCCCCCCGTCAGGGGTTCTTTCATCTAACCTGACTAAAAGTCTTTCAAGGGCAGTTAGCTCCGGGTCGCCTGTAATCTGGCCTGGGGTTATTGGCACACCACTATCAACAAGGTCACTGCTCTTAATTTCTTCCGCTAATCTTGTTCTATCAAGGGGATCAGGAACTATTCTTGCTAGCTCGTCTGCCGCCGCAGCCTCTCTCCCGGCTCTGCCAAACTGAGTCCGAACTGCATCGGCTGCACCTCTGACAAGTGCTGGAGCATTTCTAAGCGCAGTGACCGCAGGCGCTAGAGGCGCAGCAACAGAGCCAGTTATTCTCGCTACGTCGCTCCCAGGGAAAATTGTTTCCGCACCGCCTGCTCCCGCTCCAGAAAGAGCGGTAGACAACGCTTCCATCGCAGCAAATCGCCCTGGTTGGTTGGCAGCTTTTTGAACAAATGGCGCAAACATTCCCGTTGCCCTCTGCGTTTCAACTGCTGGTGCGGCGCGAGGAGCTATCGTTGGGACTAACCTAGAGGCTTGGCCCGCAAAAGGCAGTGCGGCAATAGGCAAACTAGACCCCACCACTTCCCCTGCTCGCGCAAAAGCCCGTTGGTTGAAGGGAACGTCGGATATGTCTCGATAACCTATATTTCCCGCAGCCAACAATCCCCTTAACTGCTGGCGACCGCCCACAGGATTTTGAGACATTGCAGGCGCAAGAGGTTGTCCTTCAAATTCTTTTCTTGGTTCAGCAGGGACTCCCGTAATTTGCTCGCGTACATTACGAAACGCGCTGCCAATAATATTAGGGTTTTCGGGCCTGTTTTGAATGTTGGCTATGTTGTAAACAGCTTTTCTTGCCAACTCTGCTGGATCAGCACGGCTCACAATAGTAGGGATCTGGTTTACAAGGTCTACAGCAGAGCCAACAAAATCGGCAAGCCCTACGTTTACGCCTGCTCCAGCGGCTCCCGCTGCTTGGGAAGCAGACAATGGCTGGCTGCGCTCACTATCAACAATCTCGTCAACCATTGCGCTTATTTGTTCTGTCGTTAAGTCAGCCGGGATGTCGTACTCGCCAAACCCTTTAATAGAAATCCTTTGTGTGTCAGCCATTCTTATTCACTTCCCGATGAGACGCGAGACCACTCGCGGCCCGTTCTGGTAACTTCGTCTGCGCCGGTTGGCTCGCCGCCAGCATTAGCCATTGCTTTATAAACAGGGATAACCCGCATAAGCTCCAATCCAGCTTGAAGAAACTTGCTTCTTTCTTTTGCAGAAAGATTAGGGTCGTCTAACTTTAATTTTATTATTTCAAGATTAGTCTCAAACACCCCCAGACCAGCTTTAGCAATGGAAATGTTTTCTTGTTTAGTTTTGCCAGAACTAGGAAGTATGCGATCTGCAAGCTCAATAGTCAGGTTAGACCCTCGCGCACTTAACGCTTTAACTAAAGTTACCCTCATTAAAGCCTGCACTTGATCTAAATTAGCCGACTGGGTTCTTGTAGCTTTGCTCGGATCATTGAACCCTAAATTAGCAGAAACAAAGTTTGCGGCTCTCCTTCCTAAATTTGGGATGTCAAAAGAACCTTGTTCTAGCATCCCTGCAATATCGTTTTCGTCCATATCCTTTAAGAAAATGCTTTCATCAAAGGCTTCTGAAGATTCTGGGTTTGGTCTTGGTACTAAACCACTCTCAATATCTCTTAACAGATTTCTGACGGGAGGTTCGAAAGTGCTTGGCGTGACTGGTCGGATTGCGCCGCTCCCTAGCCCTCGAATAAGTTTGTCGTTTGCGCTATCAGATTTACTATCAAGTTGTCGTTTGGGAACAGTAAACGGCGTGTTAGGTGCTATTATATCCCCGTTAGGGCCTACTTGCTCTTCATTCGACACAAGAGTAACCAGAGACACCGTTGTTTTTGGTGTTGTAGACGGCGCTCTTGCTGTGAATTTTCCAGTGCTTAAAGCATTACGCAATTCTGGTTCTGCAATTTGCTGGTTTGTTAAATCGTAGGGCTTGTCTTTTTCATACGTCCGACCGTCTGCCACAAAAGTTTCAGTAGGATAGAATGTTTTGACGCTAGGAGCAGTTGTCCGAGCATCTGTTCGCTTTGGAACGAATTTACTTCCTTTGTCATCTATAAGTTCACCAGCAGTGACAAAGACGTTTGAATTTTTTGTTGTGTCAAAGACTCCTACTATTTTGCCTCTAGCAATTTCCGTTGCTCGCCCTTCGGTGTAAGTCCTGGTTTCGTCTGCTTCTGCTTCATCATAAGCCCTTGTTTCCGCTAGTCTTACGCCATAGAGAGTTTCTGCCCGAAGATTGGCTGATTCCGTGTTTGTGTCTTGGCGCAGATTTCTTGCTGCTGTATCAGCAACCGTCTGGTCTCTTGCTACGCCTTTATCAGCAAGTTGCCGTTGCCGAGTCAAAGAACTTGCTGGATCAAGGATTGCTCCGTACTGCTCCGCGAGCTGCATCCCTTCTGGAGTGTTCTGCAAAAGAGCATTTTGCAAACCCCTTTGCGCTTCTTCGGCAATTTTTTTAGCAGTGGCCGCATCACCTTGTTGAATTGCTTTCATGCGAAGCATCTCAAGTTGAGCAGGCATAATCCCAGCAGTTTTAGCAACGCCTGCATCAAACGGCTGCATTGCTGGACGGGCAGGGCGATTAACGCTTACTTGCGTTTGAGGAGGCAAGGTATCTCCTACTGCCGCTCTCATCCCCGTAGGGTCAGGAGGGTTGACCATAGACTGAGAAAGGTATCCCCCCTCACCAGGAGGTCTGGCCCTTGAGGACTGTAGAATCTGACCCATAATCTTATTTTGAGCCGCAGTCTGAGCTTCTTGAAGCTCATTAACTCGCCGCCCTTCTTGTCCCGCCAAGGCTCCGTAGGTCAGGTTTCGCAGCGCACTTGCAACCGGAGAGCCGCCATACGGGTTTCTTGGCAGTTGGATTGGGGCAAGCGACCGCTTTCTGTAGTCGTTACGCGCAGCTTGGGCGTAAGCAATCCGAGGGTCTGTGATGAATGTTGCCATTGCTACAGCCTTTTAGCTTGTGTTTCTGCCCAGGTATGCCGACCCAAGGGCCACAGGGATGCCTAGAGCCGTTGCTTGCCTTTGTTGGGCACCTTGGTAGCGAGCAAGGTTATCTGCTTGCTGCATGGCTGCGTATTGGCCCAGGTCTACTGGCGGTGGCGCGTTGATTGGAGCAAGCCCGCCTGGACCTTGAGCAGCAGCTTGTGAGAACGGTGTCGTGCCGGTCAACAAAGCCGAAAGCTCTGTCATTGGCTGCTGCCGCTCTCGGAGCCTCTCTGCAATAGCGCGATCCCTCGCTTGCTGCCCTATTCCGTATTGATCTCGGCCTTCTGCAATCTGCTGGCTTCTCTGCGCCTGGGAAACGTCGTATTGCGTACCCAGTTCCTGCAATTGCTGTCCGCGCCCCGTCAAGATATTGCCCATCATGCTTGACTGAAGGTCTTGACCTTGGAACACGGCCTGACTTGCCAAATCAGCTAACTGATCGTTCTTTTGTTGTCGGAACGTCTCCATCTCTTGATTGTAAGCAGGAGAATTTTCTGGGATTCCTGTGGTGATTAGCTGAGTTCTGAGAGCAGCCTCTTGTCTGTCAAACTGCGGGTTTAGCCTGTTCGTCGCACGATTGTAGAAATCATCAGCAGCGCCAGTGGCGTAAGACTCTAAATCTGAGTAGCCAGGCAGTTGGTACGATGCTCCAGCGGTAGAATACTGCGGTTGCGCTCCATAATCTCCATACGAGAAAGCACCCGGCTCAGATGGGAGTCCCCGCGTATTAAACGGGTTTTGGCTTATCTGACCAACTCGCTGTTGCGCCAGTCCCTGCAACCCGCTTTGTATTCGCTGCTCTCCAGCACGCTGGGCTTCGTATTCGGGGGCGAGAGTGTAGGTGCCTAGATATTCGTCAGGCCCAGTTTCGCGGAACGTCGTCGTGCTGTACGGCGTCACCATATCAGGGCGGCTTAAATTCGTTTGCAGCCTGAGAGCGTCCTCGTCAAGAGCAGCTTGGTTTTGCGCCAACTGCCCGTAATCTATCGGGGGCGGTGCCTGTGGGCTGCTAAACATATCTCTAATGAAGCCCATGATTTAGCTCCTTTCTCAGCAGAACTGCTGTCTTTTTGTAATCGGTCAATGCTTTTTCCCAGCCAGGACGGCCAATAATCTCAATAAACCTAAACTTATTGTCCTTTGCAAAACTACAGATCTTTTCTTCGATCTCTTTCAGTTCATCAAGGTCGCCTCCGGCCAATCCAATTCTTAAAGATTCGCCGTAAGCACAAGTCACCGCAGCCGATCTTTCTCCCTGGAACAGCGTGAAACTTCCGTTATCAAGGCCAAGCTCGACATCCTGCCGGTCAACCGATTCAAAGTTTTCCGTTGAGGGCAGAAGAAGATCCCAGACGTAATCACTTATCATAGCCCGACCCCTACTTCGTAGCGGACATCTGTAGCAAGCCAACGAACAGACTGTTGGGTCGTGCTGGTTCTAACGCGGACGGCTGCGTTCCAGCCGATGTCGGCTACGCTAAACCACGCTTGATGGGTTGTGATCGGGCTTCCCCACGTTGCTGAGTCCCAAGTCGCTGTGTCCCACGCAGAGGCGATAGAGCCTGTCGTGCTTGGTGTAAACGTCGTGGTTCCATCTCTGAAGTCTGTATCAAAGCCGATGCTGACCTCAAGCTCAGAGTCGCTCGCCATAACAGGCCGGATTGCTGTGTAACGCTTTGGTCCAGACCTACCGCCGAAGTAGATAAAGGCTGTCTTAGCGACGGCTTCTATTGCCCCGCCCGAATCGTCTGTTCCGCTGTCTGCTTTGTAGACCTTGGTGCTTCCCCCGAAATAGAGGTCGCTATTAAATACAGCCCAAGCATATCCGTCTTGATTGGTGAAACGGGACCATGCCCCAGTTTCTAAATTGATGATGTATTGAATAAAGTTGCCAGCGGTAGACGATGGAACATTAACAGCGGCGTATCCGCCTTTTGGATACACCACTCCTTGCCAGCCAAAAGTTCCCTTAAACTCAACGACTGAATCGTTGTAGCTGTTGCTGATCTTGTCGCTAAGAGCGACGTTCGGCGCAGCCTCGCCTGTTCCAAGAACCTGGGTCATTGGAAGCAGGCCGTTCTCTGTGACTAGATAGCAGTCAGAGCCAACCTTCATCATGCACCTACGCCCGATTGGCCGACCAACCGTGTAAACGCCGACTAATCCCCACTTTGTAGCGTCGGATGGGTCGGTCCCGCTGTACATCGCGATCTCGCCTTGGTCGGTAAAGAACAAGATGTTGTCATCAGGACCAGACCCACCATCACGGGTCCAGGTGCTGATCGCCATCAGCTTGCCGCCCTTGCTGAAAACGCTGCCCAGATTTACTGAGGCAACTGTTCCAGCAATGCTATTCACCGGCAGATATCCATACGTTAGGCTGTCGGTTAGAACGAAGAACAGCCGCTCTTGGTAGACCTCGACATTAATTATGTTTGCGGCGGTAACGCTGCCCAATGTCGGCGTGGCCCATGCAGAGCCGTTCCAGTGACGAGGTGCGTCCTCACCGTTGCAGATCCAAAGAAATGACCCACCAGAAGTGGTCATGTTGACCGACTGAAATTTAGCGTTAGACAGACTGGTAATAACAGCAGCGCCAACAGAACCCGCGCTAGTCACGTTGTAGACTGCGCTCCCGCTTGCGGCGAACATCGTGTTGGCCGTGCCGCTGTTGTAGACCATCAAGCTCTCCACCGTAGACGGCAGACTTGTCACATGGTCGTCGTATCCGTTGCGAACTTGAACGTGAGAGCGCGCTGGGAAGAAATTGTCCAGCCTGATTGCGTCAGTCTCCGGCAACAAGTCCACCGAATCACGGGTGTTTAGACCGCCTATCGGAGATGGGAAAGCAGTGCTTTGCCCGGTCATGGATGCAGGAGATCTTGCCATCAGCCTATACGACCAGGGCCATACGCCAAGTTCTGAGCAAGCCTATCAAGAACCCACTGCGGCGGTTTGTAATACTCCTTGACCGCAGGCGGCGCTGGGTCATTTGCGGGGTCTGTTGGGTCTGTTGGTTGCGTAGCCGCCATAAGCTCTTCATCGCTCGGGCTTGGGAGGCTTATATCGTCAATGTTAAAATCATCGTTATAAGTACCTCCTTCACCCGCAAGAGGAGTTAAGTCAGCATCAAAGGTAACTTCGCCTTTTGCAGCGGGTGTCATAAGATTTCTGCCGCCAAGAATAGCCGATAGCCAGGTAGGCAATAAAGAACTCGCAACTCCCATCCCGATATCCGCCGCTGTCCCAGAACGCCCTCTTGATACAATTCCCGTATACGGGTCTTGAACGACTGTAAGGTCACCAGGAGACATCCTGCCAAAAAAACTGTTGTTAGCTTTGTCTACGTCGGCTTGTTCAAGCTGCGCCTCTATCGTAGGCACGGTAAAAGCATATGGACTTCCGCCAGGATAAGATGTGTTTGAGGCAGATCTAGTAATTCCGTCCGGTCCAGTTCTTGTCTGCCCTGGCTTACCTCTTTCGCCCGAATCATAGATAGACCGTGTTACGCCATCTTTATCAACATATGTCCCGGTTCTAGTGTTAGGGCCTTTCCCAACTTTTGATGCGTCGTACTTAGAGCCGACTGATGCCCGGTCAGCAATATCATCAGCAATGGTTTGGTCAGCAAGAATATCAGCAATTCCTTTGCTTCCCGTGCCTGCAAGAAGGCTGTTTGTATTAGCTGTTTGAACAGCAAGAATGTCAGCTATGCCTTGGCTTCTAGCCTGCTCCGCTGCTGCCGCTATGCCGCCGCTTCGTATGTTGGCTTGAGCCTGGGCTTGGGCTTGGGCTTGGGCTTGAGCCTGGGCCTCAGCTTGAGCTTGGGCCTGGGCAAATTCTTGAGCGACAGTAGTTGGATTGTCGCCTCTGACACCTGAGTTGCCTTGTGGACCGGCGGCGGCGGCGGCGGCGGCGGCTCCAGCATCAACAGCGGACTGTATGTCAAAGTTTACTGAGGGCGCGTTTACTGAAGGCGCATCTACTGAAGGCGCACTTGGAGCTGTGACGGACGGGTTGTCAAACGAAACGCTACCGAGTCCGCTAAAGTACGCAGGCATCCCGTTATACATATTCTGCCCGCCATCAGGAGCAACGCCGCCACCCATAGAGCGCAGAACCTCACTCTCGTCAGGCCGAATATAAGCAGCGAAATGCCCAGGAGGAGCGCTGCGATTAAGCGCCCTTCCCATTAACTCGCCATAAAGATCGCGCTTCATTGTCTACGCCGTAATGTTAGTTTCGTTGCTGCCCGGACAGCTAAAAGTTCCGTTAGGTTTTTCGCCGCCTTTGTAACTTTTGTTAGACGCTACTTTAGTCGAGCTTTTCTTAGCAGTTTCAGCAGCGGCCATCCCTTTTGAAGTGTAGGGATACTTTTTTCCATCAACCATCGGCATAGCGTGTCTCCTTGTTCAGCTTCCAAAGCCCGAATCGGGCACGTTAAGCGCAAGAATAGCTCGGCTTTGTCCACTCATACGCAAAATTGGTCTCGCTCCTTCGCTTTGCGTGTATTCCTGCAATCGCGACTGATACTCAAGGAACTGCTGTTCGTATGACAGTCCTTTAATCTTCAGAAAGCGCCAGATAACGCCAAGAGTGATTAGCTCTTCGGGAAGTACGCTTGTCTGCCCGTCTCCGGTAAACTTGTCTGCGTCAGCAACCGTGCCGCCTGACTCGTCTACCCAGTTTTTTGTAATGTACTCAAACTTGATTGACTCGCCTGCTGGCGGGGCCGGATTCAAAAGCAGCAACCCGCCTCGAATGCGGAAATAGTTGGTAATGCCGCCGCTAACGACAGCTAGAAGCCGCTGCCACTCGGAACCAGTTAGAGGGCCGTAATATGTCCGGTCTGTCGTGCGGTTCCACATTGTGTCGTTGCTAAACCGCCCAAAGTCAGCGGCAATCGAAACCATCGTCCCTTGGCTTTCTGCGGCTAGAGTGGTGTGGCTGCCTTCTTTTGTAAGAAGCTGCCAGGTATGGCGCTGCACTAAAGAGCGACCTTCTTGATTTGCCGCAGCCCTTAGCTGAATAACTGAGGTGTCCGTTGACGCAGTGACAGCATCAGGCGCAGTTATCCCAATGATGTCTGCGGCGTCTTGGCAAATCGTTAGAAGGGTCATCCAACAACCTGTTTCGGTTGAATGCCAGCTTGAGCCGCCAGGTAGTCACGGGCTTGCTTACGCAAATCTACCGTTCCAGCACCCAGACTGCCAACGCTTGCATCGGAAAGTTCTGATAGTTGTTCAACCGTGCTGACATCCTGGTTGATTAGGATTTTAGCTCGCCTGTTACCGACACCCTTTAGGGCGGTAAGCAAAGTCCCCGAGGGCTTAATCTTAGCTGACGACGCGCCGCCACCATTCTTTTGGTAAGCCGCAATTTCCTTTGGAAAATTCTCTTCCAGCCATTCGATCTTTTCTGAGACTTTGTAGAGGACCGTATCTGGATCTCCCACTCGTCGTATTTCGATCAGATCGGGGCTGCCATTTTCCCCAGGAATAAATTCGACTCTGATATTTCCGCTCATAAGCATCAGTTGCGCGGGGGCTTTTACACCCCCGCACTTCCTTTTTGGTTAGATCACAAACGACTTTGGATATGAAGCAAGACCCGCTGCACTACCAGCAGTTCCGCCACGCGCCGCTGTCAATTTGAGGCCGTCTACTCTTGTTTGACCAGTAGAGGCATCATCAAGACTTCCGGCTGTTGCCGTGGAAAACAAGATCACGTTTGCGGCAGCACTTGCCAAAACATTGATCGTGCAAGTTCCAGTCAACTGAACCCACGCATATTCCCCATTCGTAATTGCTTGAGGAGCTATAGCAACAAGTTCACCAGTATCGACGAGTGCTTTTGTGATTGGAACGCCAACGTAAAGCTCCGTCACAGCCACTACATCGTATTGAGCAATCGCTGCCCCTGCTTCGATGTAGAGCCAAGTTGAAGCATCGGTTCCAACCATTCTGCTACCCGGAGGCTGAGATGGGGTCGTTTCGGTGCCCCCATCAAAGTCAATTCCGATAGCACCTTGAGTTGTGTAAGTCATTAAAGACCTCCTACTAGGCTTGGATGATGCCTTGCCGTGCGCGATTGCTGACCGTCATATTACCGGCCCATGCAACAGGCATGACAAGAGCGTCTTGGTTTACGGATGCCTTTTCGCCAAGAGGAACAAACTCACGACCCTCTGCATAACGCAAGAAGAGGTAATCGGTGTTGAGCATGTACATCTTATTGGCAGGGCACTGATCGTCGTAATAGACCGGAGCGTCCATGAACATCAAGTTCATAAACCCAGCCGACGCCGACTCATCAGATGTGAACCGCTGGTTCGTCTGAAGCGATGACCAGTAGAAACCAAAGTAGTTGGTATCACCGACAATCACGTCAGGCCGATCAGCGCCACGAATAGTAGAAAGCCACAACGTGTTCATGGCCGTCTGGATCGTCGTAGCTGAAGCGGTTACCCCCGCAGTGGAAAAATCATAAACCTGATTCTGCCAGAAATCGTAGGTCGTGCTGTTAATCCCGCCGACCGTGTTACCCACGGTGCCAGGAACAACAAGCTGTAGACCGCCAAGTTCTTTGGAATCAGTCCCGCTGCCATCCGCATAAAGCGCAGACGCCATCGTGTTTTTTAGCGATTTTTCAAGGTTGCGAATGCGGCTTTTGAGAAGATTGAAAATCTGCTCTGAGCCAGAGTTCTCGACTTGTTCGAGACCGGAGATCACTACGTTGCCCGCCAACTGCTTGTAGTTAAATTCAGCAGCCGTGAAGACATTGCTAGTTGAGGTGTCGAGTACCTCGTAACCCGAATACCACTTGGTGGTCGAGTTCGTTGCATACTCAAGCTCTTGGACGATAGTACGACCAGTTGCGGGGCTTTTATTTCCCTTTGAGTCGATGTGGCGAAGCAACGCATTGTTGTTCGTCACGTTGTCGGCCATCGTTTTGGAGTAACCAGCAAGCGTAGTGGTTACGATCTCCGTATAGGTGGAATTTGGAGAAGCGACCATTTCTGTTTTCTTCCATCAAAATGGCAACGGCAGAAACCCTATGCTCTAGCAGTGTTAATCTTGTCGCGTAAAATTTCATCGAGACCCGTAGATGTGACTACTCCATTAGGTGGAGAAGCAGAGCGAGAAGGCCGAGTTTTTTTGGCTTTATCTATAGCCGCTTTTCTCTTTGCGTCCTCTTTATTGCTTACGCTTAGCCGCTCTTTTTCCAACGTCTCTTTGTAGAGGCCGTCATCTAATCGAAGCGCCATGTCGTATGCCTTACTCAAATCTTGAGTCTCTCCGGCAGTTACGAGCCGCGACATCCGTTCACGCACCTGTTCAAAATGAGGATGTTTAAGTTCTCCGTTTGCGGTTTTCTCATTTGCAAACTTTACAACGACATTCTCTAAACTTTGGTAACGATCTTGATGCTGCGACTGGGCCAACATATTAACTTGCTGTTGCGTTTGGGCTAATTGCTGTTGCAGTTGCTGTGTATGCGAATCTGTAGCGTATTCATCTACATAATCCGCGCCCGAATCGCCTGACGGAAGCTGAACGCCATAGTGCTGGGCGAGTTGCTGGAGGGCTGCTTTGGGGTTTTGCCGTAGTGCATTGTCGTAGGTCATAAGACGCGAAACATACTCAGCTTCGCTAATCCCGTGAGCCTGCATCTGCTGTTTATACGGTGCCAAAACCCCGTTTAAGCCTTCTAGCTGTTTACGCTGCTCTGATAGTTCAGTCGTCTTGCGAGTAAACGCCGAGTCCCGTTCTTTCTCCCGGTTGAGCATAAAATCCTTTTGCTCATCGGGTAGCTGATTGAACGCTTCTCTTTGTTCAGCAGGCCATGTTTTTGGTGCGGCTAAAGCATCCGGCTCTGGCTCCGCTTCAGAATCTGTATCATCTGATAGAGGAGTGGCTTCGTCTTTGCCTTCTTCATGGCCTTCGGCGGCTTCGTTCGATGGGTCGTCTGATTCGACTTCGACGTTTTCCGCGCTGGTATCACCGGCAATGGCTCGTGGGTTTACAGAAGTGGGTCCAGCATTGCCTTGCGTGAACTCTCCTGAGATGACGCTTTCTAGTACGCCATCAAGTGTAGTCGGCTCTGACGCTGGCCCCGGATCAGGGGTGCTTGTCTCAGTTGTTGACATTTCTAATTGTATCCCAGTTGGAGGGGCGTTCACTTCCGGTCCAATCGTTGCCGGTTTGGCGAACATTATGTTTTTTCTCGTGTTCCCGCAATTCTGACCGGCTAGTTACATAGCTGCCGTCTACAGGACTTTGGAAAGGCTCAATGTCTCTAATAATGTTGTAGGCAACTTTTTGGCTTGCGGTTTCAACGCGAGAAACAGCCTTGCGCTTGTCCCACTTAATCTCATCGTAGTTGCTTAAATATTTCTTGTTCATCTCTGACCCTCTGCCATACGCATTTCTGCTTCTAGCAACGCCAAGTCTTCTTTGCTTTGCACACGTTCAGAGGACGCTCGGCTTTTTTCTTCTATTTCTGCGGCTGTTGCCCGTTCACGCGAACTGATGTCTGCCAACTTGCCCTCTTGTTTTAATTGCTCACGTTGCATTTCAGCAGCAATCTTTTCTTGTTCGAGCTGCTGCTCTGGCGAGGTTTGAGGTTGTTGCTGTGAAGCCTGCAACTTCTGCATGACAGAGGCTTCCGTTTCTTCGATGACCTCTTCAAACTGTCGGCCAACTTTCCATGCACCCGATACAAATTTGAGTATCTGGAAAGCAATCGGCGTTAGCTCTGGAGCGGCTTTTGTTGCCTCTATTGCTTGGACTAGATACCCGCCCATGACGTTGGCGAACTCTATCCGGGTCCGTTTTATTTGCTCTTCGTCATCGAAGACGGTGCTATCTGTCTCTACGTCGATTTGATAGCTACGCAACTTATCGTTACGCATGATCTCGACCATCTCTTCGGTGATCTCAATCCCGGTAATACGCTCCAAGATTTCTGGCTCGTAATTTTCTGCAATCAACTCGGCTTTAATACGGAAAAGATCGCGGATGTACTTGGATATGTCTTCTTGGCGTAGCCGTAACCGCATTGAGCCGTACTGTGCTTTGAGCTGTTGCGCTGTTGCACTCTCGCTAGCTTTTGTGCCGCCGCCTCGAATGATGTCCGAAATTCCAGTGATCTCATAAATCGCCTGCAACACCTGGTTCCGCTGGTTGTATAGGCCAGCAAGAACCTGAGTGATCGAAGAAATGTCTTCTGTTTGAAAAGCGCCAGCTAATCCGCCTTTTTGGGCCAGATTTGCAAAGTTATCGCTCGGAACGAACTCATTGTCTGATGCGTTTGCTAGGTGCGCTAACTCTGGAATGCTTGCGTCATAGACGCCCCGGCGCTTTAGCCCTTCAATTAGGTTTGTAATTCGAGTGGTTACGCGGTCAAGCTCATCTGCTTGGTCTTGGTAAAGCGTAAACTCTGGAACTGGAACAGACGTGTTGTTCGTGTGGACTGCTATTAGCGGCGTCGGACACGGGAAGAAGTTCTCTAGGCTATACGGGTCTTCGTCATCTGCCAGAACATCCTTGTGTCCTGTTGCAACGAACAAACGCCGACGCTTTACTTTGTCCCAGATTTCCCAAACTTCGGCGCGGCTGTAGCTATCGTCTGCATCTCCAGCGTCCGGGCGTTCTGGACTCCAATTAAGGGGAACGTCTTCTGCGTTATCAAAACCACGTCCAACAAGTTCTTCTCGCGTAAGCAAGTGTCGCCGCGCCCGCCATGAAACGTCGTCTGATCTACGGCTTGGGCTTTCTCGGTAATCTTGCCAGTGAACGTATTCAAATCGGCAACGCTGATCGCCAAGACGCTCGACTTCTTCTTCTTCTGTAATGTTTACGCCGTCGCCTTTAATTTGGATCTTTGTTTTTTCTTTAATAATTATCGGCTCATAGACAACCCACACTACCCCGCGTCCAGGCAACAGGTAGTCTTCTAGCGCAGCGCGAACAGGCAACGCCGAATCGTAGGTATCCATTTCGTAAAGAAGCGCACGCTCTAGTGCGATAGCAACTTGTCGTGCCGCAGCGTCACCGCCGCTAAACCGGCGACGAACATCAGGCTGGGCCATGCGCGCAAACAGTGCGCCCTTTAGCGTCTCGGTATTAGACCAAAGAATGTTGAAACGATGGCTAAGAGGTCCAGAAAGTCCGGTATCCCGCTCGTCACGGTATCGTTCTACAACACGAATGCCGCGATCCCGCCAATCACGCTCGAAGTCACTGGCTTGGTCGATCTCACGTTGCCAATAACGAGCGGTGCCGTAGAGCTTTTCTTGTTCTGCCTGGGTGCTATCTGCCATTTTATATTAACGGCTGCATTGGTTGTGGCTGCATCTGTTGCATCGGCTGCTGCATCGGAGCGCCCATCATTGGCTGCTGCATCTGCTGCATTGGCGGCGGCGGTGGCCCCATCGACATCATCATGGGAGCGGGGCCAGGAAGTAAGTCCGCAAGATCAACTTCTTCTTCAGTCTTGCTCTTAACTGGAACGCCGCTGTAGTCGCCAGGAACCTGTTCGGTTTCGACTGTAATTTTAGCAGTAAGATTTCCCAGAATTTCACTGAGCATAGCGGGGTCTTCTTGGTATGAACCAAACTCCCCGCCCATAGGCCCCGGAATCGCTAAACCGCCCTGGGGACCAAACCCTTGCGGCATAGGCTCACCATAATTAACAGCCATCAAATTCTCGGCTCCGAATGATTTGCGGAATCAAAATCGTGCATTTCCCACAAGTCGTCAAGGCTAGGTTTTTTTAACATCTCTTCTTGCCAGTCTGCGGGCGGCTCTTTTGGTTTTAAATCTTTATAGGCAATAGCCAAATATCTGAAGGCATCTGCGGCGTGCGAGGCCCAATTATGCAGTGGCGTTTTCTTAAATACGCGCTTTACGTCGTCATATTCACGTTGATATGAGCGCAGCGCATTAATGCCCTGCTCGCAATTTAATTCATCAAAATAGCAGTGGTGTAACAGCAACCGACCAGCGTTGATGCCGTCTGCAATCTTGTGATTTGGGACAATCCGGGGCCGTCTGCCCATGTTTACTAGTGTTTCTGCGCGTGTGCGGCCTGTTCCTAGCTCGCGGACCTTGGCATCGTGCGGCAACCAGTCATCGCCGTACCAATACCCTTTTTCCGCCATAATTTTGACGTAATGCTCAAGTCCTACGTTGTTGTGTTCGTAGTAATCAATGATACGAACTTCGCCCATAGTGACTTGGAAAAACCATAAAGCGCACGAATCAGCGATACCAAGATCCCAAGCAACGTGGACAGGGATCGCCGGATCATGCTCAACACGGGATATACGACCCTCTTTATCTGCATCTTCAACCAATCCTCCGTAATAGCTGCCCTTGATTGCAGCAGTCCAAGAACACTCAAATTCCTGGAGATATTCATCTTCACCCATCTCGCGCTTTGCGGCTGCAAGCTCGTGCGGGTCGATAACCCCTGTCTCTGAGGCCCTATAGATATTTCGATACCACTCCTTATCCCCAGCGGTATCCTCATACAACCGCCAAAAGTGGTTTCTCCCCTTTGGCGTCCCAATAAATATTGCCCACCCCTTTCTATCTACCAAAGCGGGCCTGACGATCTCACCCCATACACGGGGCGACATATCGGCATATTCGTCCAAAACTACCCCATCAAGGTAGATTCCGCGTAGCGCATCGGGGTCATCTCCGGCCCCAGCAAGCCGAATACGGCTGCCATTAACCAAATCAACCCTGAGTTCTGACTGATTAATCTTAGTTCCGGGCAAATCCTTGGCGTAATAACAAAGATAATCCCAGGCGACTTGCTTGGCCTGCCGATAATACGGGGCCAGGTACATAAACCGGCCATCTCCGCGCTCGGTTTGTATCTCCAAAGCCTTACGCAGCAGCTCCGTAACCGCGTAAACGCTCTTACCCCAGCGTCTATGGGACACACAAATCTTAAAACGGGACGAATCTTGGTGTAGATCAAGCTGCTGGGGGCGTGGGGCGTAGGGTATTTCTATTTTCAAATCGGCTACCAAGCCTTACAGGACCAGTATCTCGCCTTAGTCTTAGGCCCAGGATCAGCGCATTTATGCCGTGCCCGGAAACTTGCCTTCCGACCAGGCTCGTTTTTGCGAATTTTCATATTTGGGTCACCAAATGTCACTCTTAGGACATTGCCCTTATCCTTAACGTAAACGACGGACTTCTTCTTCCCATAGCTGGTTTCACCAGCAGAAATCCGGCGGGGCTTATTCAGCGTGACCGTGCGCCCCTTATACTTAGCCACGGCTAACCCCTTTTTATGGGCTTAGGTTTTGGCGCAAATCCGCCAGTTTTGCTCTTCATCTGGCCGTAAACCTTGGGGGAAATCGTGCTTCTCTTCTTAGAACGAGACATCTTCTTTTTCTTGCGAGCGTTCATGTTGGCATAAAGTCCGGGCATAGAAACAACTCCAATAAATACCTAACTGGGTTCTGGCTCTTCTTCTGCTTCTTCTGTCTCTCTAGGCGTCACATCAACCATTGCCGTCTGTTGCCCCACCGCATCTTTCGGGTCAGGCAACGCAAAAGTAACCTGTATCTGCGACGGCAAATTAGCATCCGGGGCTTGAGTATCTTTCCACCCCGCCCGCGACTTCAACATAAAAATAGACGCTATCGTGTCCTTACCAGAAGCAGCCCTTTGGTACAGCGCACGGGCCACATCAAAATTGATGCTATCAACAGCTATATCTAGCTCTTCCCGATAGTGCTTCCGCAGCGTTCGCACACAGATGCCCAGCATCCGGGCCACGTTCTTTTGCTGCATCCCCAACCCGACAGCCTCAATAACAACCCTGCGCGATTTGTCGTCAGGCTTGTGATACCGCTCGCCGCCCAAGTCTACTTCTTCAGGATCACGAGACGTGCGCTCCGGCACATCCCTAACTTTTCTATGAGCAACCATCCTTTTTGTTATATCCCAATTTTACAGAAGCCAACAACCCAGGGGGCGGTGTCTAAAGGCTTCTAGTTATATTGGTGCCCTTTTTGGACCCCTTAATAGGGGGGGGTATCTACCCCCTCCATCGCCACTGCAACAGTGCAACACTCCTGCCTCGTTCATTTAAAATCCTTTATTGTCCTTGCAACACTCCTGGGAATAGGTGCCCTTTTTGGACCCCTTATTAAAATCGTTTGCGCTTAGGTCGGAAACTACCGAGTTAGCGACCAGATCAACGGCAACAACTAGAGCGTATCGAGTGAATACCTAGTAGAGGGCTGAAAATAGGGGGTTGGTGGGGGTGAGTTAGCCCAGCTAGGCCCCCGGACCGGGCACCCGGGCGTCGAGCCGCGCCGCGCCGTTTAAACTCGTTTTCGGGCCAGGGGCCCCTATCGGATAGGCTGTAACCCGCGCCACGCCTAGGGTTTAGGCCGGGTCGGGCCGGGGCGGGCGCGCTAGGGCTGGGGCTTTTGGGCGCTGGGGGACACTCCCGCGTGCTGTTCGCACCACCGTCCAACACCACTCGACCACGCTACAAACGAGGCCAGCCCTGGCATTGCCCGCCTAGCGCCGGGGCTAGGTATTGCCCGCCCGATGTCGGTCGTTGCCCTTGGCTACTTTCGTTGGCGTCGTTCTCGGTTCAATCTTTGTGCCTGCTCGGATACCGTCTCGAAGGTCCAGTCTCCAGTGTCTTGCCTAATAGGCGAATCAAAAACAGAATCCACCGGCAACCCGTTACTAGGATAAGTCTCACTAGGATAGTCCCTAGGATGTTTACTAGGATTGGGGTCCGGTGTGGACCGCCTAGACGGCCCAGAGTGAACTACCTTGTGCCCAGTGTGGACCCCCACCGTGTCCCCGGTGAACCCTACCCTATATCGGTTCGTGCCCTTGCGGCCCTTGCCGGTAGCCTCTAGCAGGCCGCGTTTACACAATGCGGCAATAGAGCGCTTGACGGTGGACCGCGAGCAACAACACCGGGCCGACAACGTCTCAATACTCGGATAGGCGTTAGCCCCGGCCTTATCAGTGAAGCTGACAAGCGCTAGCAGGACAATACGCTCGGACATTGTCAAATCCGGCACCTTCCAGGCCGGGCCAATCAGCCGCCAACTCATATGTCCGCGTCTAGCGCACGGCGCGCCATATAGCGCCGTAATTTCAGTACGGTTGACCGTCTAGCCGTCCCCGCGCCGCCTCGTCGCATTCGATGGATTAAATGAGAGTCCCCCGTTGCGGCCAGCCCCAGGGCGGTGTCAGATAACCCGTATTTTTCGCAAAATTCCGTCAATTCTTCTAGCAGGTCCATAATAACTCCCATGCAAAGAAAAGGGCGGCCCCAATGACCGCCCCGTAGTGTTTAAACGTCTTATGACGCCACGGTCATTTCTCCATGTAGAGGGCAATGCGGGACGCCCACGGCAATCCACGTCCGCGTTGTCCGCACTGTATATCCGCAATGGCACTGGCATTTGACCATGCGGGTGCGCTGTTTTTTGCGCTGAGTCGCGTCCAATTTAGAATGAGGGTATTCGCCAACAACGGACATGATCCCCTTGGACCGAGAGAAATGGTCGAACATTTCTTGAAAACCCGGCCCGGCAACGGTTGCGGTCATTTTGCCCGTTAAGCCCATTGCCAACGCTACCTTGCGAAACGCGGGACCATGCCCAGCCGCCACGCCGACGACCGCGTGGACCAGTTCGTGGCATAGGGTGGCCGCGACGCGCTCGGGGCAATCTAGCGTCGGGCTGATGAAAATCTCGGTTGTGCCGTCCGCGCTACATGAAGGGTCGAAAATCTGCCCCAACGTGCGGCGGTTAGCACTTAGCCCACGGCTGGAGGGAAAGCCACAAGAGACGTTGATATTGTCCGGCAGGGGCGCGCCAATGGCCGCGAACTTATCCGCAAAACCGTACTCCACGAAATCCCTGAGCCATTGTTCGCGAGTCACATTGTCCATTTGTTTAGCCTTTCTAGAGTTCCGATACCCAGCACTATAACAGCGTATAAACGCATTGCAATGCATATTAGCGCTTGCATGGTCATTATATTGTGCTAGTGTGACCGCGTCGGAACACAAAAAACGAGGCTACACAATGGAATTACAGGATTACGCGGCTATCACTAACGATTGCGGCAAGTTCGAGGGCGAGACTGGACTCGCTAACTGGTATTGGAATTGCGTCATGAATGGGGATGGAGAGGACCATCCGCAGGTCTGGGACGGACTCATCTATACGCTGTTTACTGTGGACTACGAAGAATCCCAGGCATTTCCGGAAGAGGTTAAGATTGGCGACACTGTCGTCATTTGGGAAGACTCTCAGGGTTTCGTCAATATGGTCGCCCATCCTACCCGCGAGCGCGCTTTAAAGTTTGTCTCTTGTCATTAGAAACCCGGTTTGGGAGCGTTTAAACGCGTTCCTTTTCCCGGTTCCTATGGGGCCGTGTCGGAACACAAATTTAGAGGCTAAATTATGAACGTAGAAAAGTATTCCCAGCACTCCTATAACGCTCGATACAATGCACAGCACAATTTGCGCGGGCGCTCGCACTTTGTTGATGATGCTACGTTGCGCTATTTCTCAGGCCGAGTTTTGAGCGCATATGATCGCGCGGACGGTCGGCTATTTGTTGTCGTTCATTCGCAAGCCACGTCACTTAATGGCGCGACCCGCGTCTATAGCTACGCGATCTTTGATTTGGCGGGCAGCGTTATCAATGAACACACGAAGCATTACAAAAGTGCGGCCACAGCCCGCAAGCATTGTGCGGCAATGTTAGCGCTACTCGACGCGGATCAAATCACACTCGACGCACTTAGCTATCTGGAGGGCCGCTTTGCCAATGATATCCGATATGCTCGCGAGAAATGGACCCCAGCGCTGGAGGTCGCAGCATGAAAATCCCAATGAAACCGACCGCAACTCGAAAAGTCTACGCCACTCCCGAATTTTGGGACGCGGGCACGGTTTGGATATCCAAGGGAACCGTCACGGACCCCGAGGCCCATAACTTTAAGGCCAAACTTGGTGATCCCGAGTGGCAATTTAGCGATGGTCCGTCGGGGTCCCGATCTTGGTCATGTGATTATGTAGACATTGAGAAGGGCCTAAAGGACCATCGCGGCTCTATGTTTGTTTACGCGGAGGACCCAGCATGAGCAGCGAACTAGTGAGATCTATTGGCGAGTCCAAAGTCCCAGACGAGGACTTTATCCGCTCTTTGCTAAACTTTGACTTGCGACAAATACTCGACGGTTGCGACGACCGCGAATCGGCTCTTTACCGTGCAGCATTTGCGGAACTAC